ACGCTTAAGCCCGTGCCAGGCTGAACGGCACCATTTGTGGCTGCAGTGGCAATGGGAAGATCGGTGGCAGTTAATGATCGAAAAGTAGGCGTGGTTGCACTGCCAGAAATAGGACCAACCAGCACTGCATTAGCACTTTGAGCTTCCATTGCGCTGGTAATGACAGCACTAAAATTATCAGGATACGCAACACTAAAGCTTAATGGTGTTGTATCGCTAAAAGTGATGGTTTGTAGGCCAGCAGTACGCTGCCACGCACTACCATCCCAGATATAAGTGAAGCCAGTATTACTATTTAACCATTGCTGTCCAGTGAAATCGCCCACCCCGGAAGGTGCATTTCCACTAACAACAGTTGCAGAACTATCAGCAAGTTTGGCACCAGTAACCGCATCGTTGGCAATCGTTGCAGCAAACGTGCCAGTGCCAGTGCCAGTTACATCACCAGTGAGGGCAATGGTTTGATCACCAGTATTGGTGCCGCTGCTAGTACCACTGAATGTACCGCTTTGAGTGGCCAGCGTGCCAAGGCCAAGATTAGTGCGAGCATTTGCAGCCGTAGAAGCGCCTGTACCACCATCAGCAACAGCAAGGTCCGTGATGCCAGTAATGCTGCCTCCAGTGATCGCTACACTTGCAAGAGAAGAACTGGTTGCCGTGAGCGTGGATAATGTGGCAGAGCCTCCCGTGATTGCCACTGCACTAGCATCTTGAGTGGCGATGGAGCCTAGCCCTAAGGTGGTGCGCTGCGTTGCAGCATTAGCATCATCCAGTAATGCACGGCCTGCTGCAGTGAGCGTACTGGTTGCATAAGTGTCAGAAGCCGTGGTATATATTAAAGTGTCAGCGGAAGTAGTAAGCCCTGCAATGCTTGCAAGGCCCGCATCATACGCTTGCACATTCGTGCCAATTGCCAAGCCAAGCGTGGTTCTTTGCGTTGTTGCATCTGCATCATCAATCAATGCCCTGCCAGCAGCAGTGCAAGCAATTTCTTCTACATCACCAGCACCGCTTGAACTACGTCCAAGTAATTTATCAGTGGCGCTAACGTTTTGAATTTTGGCATAAGTGATGGCATCCGCTGCCACTGCTGCCGTACCCACGGACAAGGCAATATAATTATCAGCGTCAACTTTAATGTCTGTAAAAGCTGCTGCATCATAAACTTGAACAGTTTTATCAGTGGTATTAATCCATAGACGCCCTTCAAAATTATCACTTGTTGGTACTGCAGACGCAGTTGATACACTACTATCATCCGCCAATTTTGCTGCCGTAATGGCATCATCTGCCAAGCTGGTAGTGCCCAGCTTGGTGGTGCTAGCTTGATTAATTTTTGCAATGTCAATGGCGCTGGCATTTATCAGAGCAACACCAGCCGTCACCAAATCTTTTGCTGTGACCTTCTTGGTTTCACTTGCGCTAATATCTACGATAGGCAGCACGTCAATGTCTGCCACGCCGGCGCTAGTAAGCGCCGTTAGCTGCGTAATCCGCTGGTCAGCCATGTACTAATCTCCAGATGGATTCATTCTAGTCGGTCACTTCAGTTAACAAGCCTTCCAGGTCTTCCTTCAATACCTTGTCAGTGTCTTCCTTGAGGACATAGCCAGATGGCTCACCAATCAAGAGCCTGATTTCTCCAGTGGTCACAAAATCAATAGCGCAAGAAATGATGGCATCGGCCTTCACTTCTACGCCAGAACGAGTTATGGCGGCATCAAATTCGTAATAAATATTTTTTGCAGTTGAATAAATGTTTACGCTATTGTCAACCAATTGCAGAAAGCATGAAAATTCGCTTCCCAGATCCACTCGATTAATCAATTGAAGCATCAAAAGGCTGTTTTCAACTTGGCCGCCAGTAGCAGTGCCAAACAAGCAATCAATGCTTCCGCCACCGCTAATAAGGCCAGCGGAGTGCATGCGCTTGAACTTATCACTCAAGGAAGTAGTTTCAATGCTTTCTCTGTCTGTATTGAAAGTAAAACCACTCACATCGCCTAGCACTCGTTCAATGCTCCCCAGGATCCTTACGCTGATTTCAATGGAAGCACCAGTGAAAGCTTCCAACGGATACTCATTGGCCCTTACGTTGTTGATGGCATTTGAAAAAGTGCCAAAAAGGCGAATGCCGCCCATTGCATTGACGTTAATATAAAGAACAATTTCATTTAACGTAGCGCCTCCTCCATTTGGCCACGTAGAGGACGGCATGAAATCCAAGCCACGGGCATCAGTGGTAGTAATTACCAATTGATCACCAGTGAGTAAGTTTTCTAGCGAACCATTAAAGCCAAAGCGATTTAGCGTTGTATTAATGTCATCAGGACTAACGGCGCTGGTGAATGCCGTTTGATTTTTGCGCTTTAGCTTTATTTTTCCGTAATGGCCAATAAAATACGTCATGCAGTGACTACTTCAGTAAAGTCTCCATCCATCGTAAATTGGATTTGCACTGTTGATAATTCCCCAGTGCTCACGCCTACTGAAGCGCTAGTAATGTAAGCAAAGAACTTAATATCGTCTGATGTGTCACCACCAACATTTAATTCCATAAGCACTCGGTCGCTTGTAGTGACCAGTCCGGTCTTTTGCACTTTACCAAGTAATGCAGTAAACTGCTGGTAAGACGCAGATTCTCCACTCTCAAGGCGATAATAAAGAAGTGTGGCGCTTCCAGTGGCACCTTTTATTCCAGGGGTGAATGTATTAACACCACTGCTGATGTCATTGGTGGACAGAAGCTCCACTGTGGTATCAAGAGACCAATCCTTGATCTTGGCAATAGGCAGACCCCCTGCAACAGCAAGGGAGCCCGTACGGCCAGTGTAAAACCCCATGGCGGCTAATGCAATAATGCTTCCATTTTAGCGAATGGTAAACAGATTTGCATCAAAATCTGCAATCTGCGACAGCCCATCGCTTGTGCATGGATATTCAGTGGCGCGTACTGTCACCTCGCCTTCTTCGTCCATGTTGACTTCTGCCACTCGAAACACGCGCTTGGTTTTTACGACAGTGCCAAGCACAAAAAGTTTGCCTTCCTCTGATGCTAGATCTGCGGCAATGCCGTTTTGCACATAAGCAGATCGCGCTAGCACGCCAGAGCCACTTTGATATAGAAGAAAGTTGTAGGTGCCATTGGCCAGCGAATTATCAAGAGGCATGTTGAGGGCACCACCAGCACTGATCATGCCCGTGCGAATGCCATCCCATTGGTTTTGTCCGATGTCCACATAGATGTAGGCACCAGGGGACAATGGATCCTGAGTGGGGAAGGTACGAAACTCAACAGCTCTCCTCACCCAATGACGAGTGTTGCACAGGAGCTTTGCGTAAAGGATAGCCTGGTCTCTATTGGTTACAAATTGTGATAAGTCAAAGGTTTGACGAATGGAATCGGCTTCAATTGCATCTGTCCTTTTAATTTCGACAGTTCTATTGCGAGCAAAGATGCCATTGATGTCAGTGTCTCTATAGGTGACGGATGCAATTAAGTCTTGCACATTAGAGCCGTAGTCAAGATGTTCTTCCCTATAGCTATCCTCAATAATATTTCCTTGGTTGAACAAGGCTGAAATGTTGACAGTTCTATCAATGGCGCCAGTAAGAGCATTATACGGAACGGCTGGCACAAGAGTTTCTTGCCCACCAATACGAGCAAATTCCAGCAAGCTATAAGATGCCACTCCCACCCAGAATTCACGCCAACTCGTCGGATCAGCAATAATGCCATCCATGTAAAGGCCATTGCTTTTGCAGAATAACTTAGACTTCGCTAATTGCTCAATGTTGATAGCATTACCGTTGGCATATTTGCCAATGCCATCTTCACTGTCCATGGCGGAATCATAAAAAATATCCGGCGCAAAGCATGTTGGGCCATCTTCTGTGGCAGGCAAATAGTTGTACCCTGGATTGCCCCATTGCGTATTGTTTTCATCGTTTCCGCTGGTCCTTAGCTTCTTCACCCATCGTCCTTGCGTGACATAGGCAGTGAAGCTGCGAAGGTCTTGCAAGTTGCGGCCAGAGAAAATATTAAAACCAATCAAACTTAATTGATTGTAAAGTTTGGGGAAATCAGTGAAGGGCTGAATAATTTGTTCCGTCACGCAGGTCAAGGACAATTCAGGGCCATTGTCAAAAGTGGAAGTGATTTGTGTGTCGGCATCTAAGTTGAACAAGTCCCATTCGTTAATGCCGCTTGGGTTTTCATTCAATGGGGGAAAGCCTGATGCGCTGCCAATAAGTCTTCCCGTAAATTGAAACTGGCTCCACGTCTGCGGCTCCCCCGAATTTTCAATGTAGAGGTAGGACACTTGTCCATTTGGACCACGCAATTCTGGATGCTTGGCAATTTCAGCCAATGGATCGGCCACTGGCTCAATCTTGAACTGCCAAAACTTTGCGTCGGCGGTGGCAGTAAGACCACTGTTAAATTTAAGGTAGATGAAATTGTCATTGTCAGTGGCGCGGCTAATGGCAAAAATTCCAGGCACATAGGCAAACTCCTTACCTACTTCTTTGTATTTAATGAGGAACAAGCTTGTCCGATTCTTGATGCCATTATCACTCACTGGATAACCACCACGACGTTCTGAGCCGTATTCCGCCTGCCTACCACTGAGACGCTTATTTACTCGGCCTTTGATTGCCAAGTCAACAATATGACACTGCTGAAGAGTTTGGTAAGATGCTTCTTCAAACTTAGCGAGTGCTTTAGTGTAAAAATAGTTATCTTCGTCATAATTTGCAATGGAGGCATCTGCATCTGCTACAAAGTTGTAAGCCCCTGCTTCCGCAGTTGTAAGCCCTCTCACCGGCTCGTTGCCAGCATAATAAGTTCTTTCTTCGGTATAACTATTATCACCGCTGTAAACTGTTATGGTATTGGTTGAATAAACAGCTCTTTGTATGGAGCCACTTGCAAAAATCTCATCAATTGTTGCAGCCCGATAAGTCATGCCATATGTGTATGCCCCCGTGTCAGAATTATATGAAGTTTCTACGAGTCCAGCCTCAATTATTCTGGAGTCTTCATTTTGCACTGCCGTTAATGTTGTCTTTGCACCTACATAATTTGCTGAATTAAGTACAGACTGCCTAAAGCTCTCTTGAGCGCCCTCAAGCGTTTGATTGCTATAAGCAACTGGTGGTGCATATCCAGCTTCCGTGCAATACAGCGTGACGATCATGTCGCCATCATCCGTGGAACCCTTCGATACAGTCTGCACCTTGAAGCGAGCAGAGCCAAGTTTGAAGATGCCGCTTTCATCAAACGTGCTGGCCAGCGCTCGCCTTGCCTCCTGAGCCTGTGTATTCACATCGTCAGCAGCGGACTGCGTGTCTTTCATCGTGACTGTGATGGCCGTGTCAATGGGAATAAGCTGCAGCGGCGACCACTGCAATGAAGCATAAATACCAAGTTCTGCTGCCATCTTGTCGCCTGCAGAATTGCGTTGATACACCAGCACATTAATTGGTACAATGCCGTACACACCAATTACATTCTGTGACGCTGGAGAATAGGCTTGGCTAAAACCATCCACTCTTGTATTAGCAGAAGTTGTTTGCAAGCGATATGGATTGTCATTAGCTGAACCATAAAGAGTGGGGTCTGTAGAATACTGAGAATTGATTTCATTTGCCCATTGCAAAAAGCCAGTGGCGTTTTGCCTGAAATACATCCAGCGATTTTGTTGCGTAATGTCGGTTAATGCTGCTTGACCAAAGGCACATTTGCTAATATCAATGGCGCCAATTCCCCTGCCGCTAAACGTCATCAGTAATTGAACAAATTGATTCGAGCCATAACTTCTCACTGCAGACCAAATCAATGATCCGGCTACTCTCACTCCACCACGAACATTAACGGAAGTGTCTGTATAAACAAGATTAACTGGGTCGCCATATACGGCAAGTTCTTGCTGGCTATTGAAACCAAATCGTGGAGAGAATTTTGACTCTCTTGTTTGCGCTTGACCGCCACCATTAGGCGTGTCAAAACTTGGCAGCTTGGGTTGCAAGAATAAAGTTGCAACCACTTGAAAGATAATGCCAACTATGGTCAAGATCAATGCTGTCAAGCCAAGGTCATTCCTTATGTCTAACGCAGACCCTTCTTTCACATCGGTGTAAATTTCTTGTAGTGCAACAAATTTAAGATACTCTTCCTTGCTTACGCCAAGAGCATCAATCAAATCATATTCATAAGGAAGAAGTTTTCTCATTTGTTCATCCAGAAATAGTGCCCGACGCTGGGAGGTATCGTAGCTCTTACGACAAGTCTACTTGGTGCAATGTATAGCACTTCCCCATTGTCCATGACAGTACCTAGAGCGGCACCAAGCTTACTGTCAAAAAGAGCAACGGCGTGAGGCGTTGGCCCATCAAGACGCCTTCCATTTTCATTTAGCCATTTGATAATCCATCGAAATGGAAAAGTCTGCTCAGTGTATTTCTCAAACACCCAGCCAAAATCTTCTCGATAGTCATGGTAGCCAAGGCGCCTATGCACTTCGCAGGCCAACAAAAAGCAATCAGCCTTGCCACTTCCATCGCCAGGGTTTCCGCCCCAACCATGCTCTAGGCCAATCAAGTCGTTAAAGTTCATTGCAAGTAGAGTTGAGAGTCCAATGGTAAAGGCCCAACAAGTTCTCGCGTTAAAGTGCGGGCTGGAAAGTTGGAAGACACTGAATCAATGGCAGAGCGAAAACGCAATTCAATCGTAGTTTCATTTAACGACGCGCCAATCCCTACATAATATTCAGTTTGTACATTAGGAGTGTAAGCTTCAGTGTTGGTGAGCCATTGAGTGGTCAGCACTAGCGTGCTAAGCCTATTGCCATTGCCGGCATCTAACAAGCGAACAATAAGCTCAATGTTAGGAAACAACACTTGCAGCAAGCTATTGTCGCCATTCAATGAAGAAATGCTGCCTTCCGCTCGGAAAGGAGCAAACTCATACTGCTTGCCGCCATAGGTGATTTGTTGATTGGAGAAATAATTCTGATACTGGTGGATGGCGCCAGTGCTTGTTGTCAACACTAAAAATTGACAAATGCGAATATCAATGGTCATACGTCGTCCGTCTTGGGATCACGAATTTCACCAATCAAGGTCAATGATACAACACTGATACCAGGAAAGATGGATTCAATGGCGGGAGGGCTTTCATATTCCCATCGTAAAGTTGACACTGCTTTCACGCTAGTAGCAAGAGCATTGTTCATTCCGGCAACAATACTGTCTGGCAGTTGAAAACGTTGGGTGCGTTGCGTTTGATATTGATAGTGTGCAATAATTTCCTGCACTTTATCATCGGTGATGTTAGTAAATTCAAGTTCTAGCTTTG